GACCTGTTCACTTGCTTGCAAAAGAAAATTAATGTCTAGCATGTTTGCAGGAAGCGGAAATCCATTTTTTGGAAAATCTCATTCAAAAAAATCAATAAATAAACAAAAAAGAACTTTGTTTAAAAATCACGGTGTAAAGAACGCTTATGCACTATCTAAACACCGAATAAAATCCAAAGGACAAATTGAACTTTTTGAATTATTAAAATCACATTTTCCTAATACGGATATAAGAATAGAAAAACTAATTGTGAAAAAACCTAAAAGTATTTTTGCTGATATAGTTTTTGTAAAAGATAAAATTGTTATCGAGTACAATGGAGACTTTTGGCATTGCAATCCTCAAAAATATAATAAAGACTATTTCAATCCCAAAAAACAAAAATATGCATACGAAATTTGGAATGAAGATGATAAAAGAATTAAAACATTGTTGAATAAACAATACAAAGTTTTTGTTATTTGGGAAAATAATTTTAAATCCAACAAAGAAAATACATTTAACCAATTGATTAGAAAGATTAAGAATGACTGAAGACTTACTAACTGTAGACAATGACCTACTAGATGATGATTTGTTTATAAAACCCGTTAAAAAGAAAAAAGTGCTAATGTTAAGTGACCACCCATTAGCCCCAAGCGGGGTTGGTATTCAGGCTCGCTTCCTCATCGAAGGGTTAGTAAAAACAGGAAAGTATTCTTTCCGTTGTCTTGGTGGGGCGATCAAACACCAAGACTATCGAACAATTAAAGTGAATGATGATTTCATTGTAAAGCCAGTTGATGGGTTTGGAAATCACGACATGATTAGACAACTTTTGATAACAGAGAACCCTGATATACTGCTTATCTTCACCGATCCAAGACAGTTTATCTGGTTATGGGAAATTGAGGACGAAATTCACCAACTCTGCCCAATAGCCTATTGGCATGTATGGGACAACGATCCATATCCAGCGTATAACAAGCCGTGGTATGACTCGACAGACATGATAGCATGCCTTTCATACAAAACGTATGAGCTTCTTAAACCACATTATGAAAAAACTGCTGAATATATTCCACACACATTTCCGAAACATGTTTATTTTGAAATAGACCCCACGGAAAGAAAAAATCTCATGGAACAAAATTTTGGTCCACGAACAGACTGGTTTAAGGCACTATGGGTAAATAGGAATGCCACAAGAAAGCTACCTGCTGATGTACTAGACGCATGGAAACTGTTCTTGGACAACCTAGAAGAAAAACACGGGCATAGAAAAGCACTACTTATTATGCACACCGACCCGAAAGACCCAGAAGGTCCAGACCTTTTGCAAGTAACAGAAAGACTTGGGCTACAAAATAATGTTTGGTTCTCTACTGAGAAACTTCAATTTGATAAAATGAATACGCTTTATAACTTAGTAGACACTACTGTAAATGTTGCTAAAAATGAGGGTTTTGGACTGAGTACACTAATTTCAATGCAGGTTGGAAAGCCGGTCATTGCACTTAAAACTGGAGGAGAAACAAGCAAGGTGGTAGACTATAGAGACGGCTCTACCCACGGAGTAGCTATTGAACCAGCGAAGCGATGTTTGGTTGGCTCACAGCTTGTTCCATATATTTACGAAGATTATGCTAGCACTGCGGATCTTGCAGACGCTTTTATGACTGTGCATGATTATACTCCCGAGGAAAGAAAAGCTTTGGGAGAAAAATGTAAAGCATACGTTGAAACTGAGTTTAAATACGAGGACATGATTAAAAAATGGGATGAAAAACTCTCTGCATGTGTTGATAATTTCCAAAAAAATGGACAGAAAAATAGATGGGAGTTAATGTCACTAACGCCACAACTGGGGAGAGAGCTTAGCCCTGAAAATCCTGAAGCAGCATCCGTGCCTACAAACAACACAACAACTACAGGCACTGGTAAAAAGCGTGTCTCTTCTTCACCGAAGCAAAAAGTATCTATAAAAAAGACTACAGTGGAAAAACCCAAAAAGGTTGGAACAAAGACAAAAGTTAAAAGAAAAAGTAAGTCCAAAAAGGGAAACGCCAGGAGAAGCCGATGAGTGGTAAAAATGAAATCGAAGATTTAGGAAATATTGATAATCTTCTTAAGAATGATGAAGATGACCTTTTTATTAAAAAAGAAAATCAAAAGAAGAAAATTATTTTAAGAGCACCCGTTTTGACACAATCAGGTTATGGCGTACACTCTAGGCAAATCGCACGTTGGCTATTTGAACAATTAGACAATAGAGACGACCTAGAATTTTTTATCGAGCCCCTAAAGTGGGGTATAACCCCATGGATTGTGAACACAGACACGTATGACGGGTTAGTTGGCAGGATGATACAACATTCAACTGCCTCAGACCACTACGATGTTTCAATGCAGTTACAGCTTCCGAATGAATGGAACCCCTTTATGGCGGATTACAATATTGGGATAACCGCCGCTGTAGAAACAGATAGGTGCTCTCCAGACTGGGTAAACTGCGTGAACCAAATGGATCTTGTGGTTGTCCCATCAGAGTTTGTAAAAAGTGTGTTTATCAACTCTGGTGAATGTACGACTAGGATTTTGGTGCTACCAGAAGCATTTACGGATAGTTGCTTAGATGGAGCACTCGATGTCGTTGCAGAACAAAGTGCAGAAATCAGAATGAATTCTTTGGTAGATTTATCTAAACTTGAAACTGATTTTAACTTCTTGATTTTTGGTCAGTTTTGCGGAAACAACCCAGAGAATGATAGGAAAAATTTAGTCTACACAATCAAGTGGCTGTCAGAAGAGTTCAAAGACAACCCAGAAGTTGGGGTTTTGATTAAGACTAATTTCGGGCGAAACTCAAAATTAGACAGAGCCAACACTGTAGCAACTCTTTCTAAAGTGTTATTAGAAACAAAAAAGGGACCAGGCCCAAAGTTTTATCTACTTCATGGAGATATGACAAATGATGAAGTGGCTGGTTTATACAGGCATCCAAAAGTAAAGGCTTTGGTCAGTCTTACGAGGGGTGAGGGATTTGGGCTGCCGTTGTTAGAGGCAGCCGCATGCGGCCTCCCGGTAGTTGCAACAAACTGGAGTGCCCATACAGAGTTTTTGAATTTAGGGAAATTTGTAAAAGTAGATTATAAGCTTTCAAAAATTCATGAGACAAGAGTAGATAACAAAATTTTCTTCCCGGAGATGCAGTGGGCAAATCCAGTCGAAACAGATGTAAAAAGAAAACTAAATAAATTTTACCGTAGTCCTGGTGTGCCCCAAGAATGGGCAAAGGAACTAGCGAAGAAGCTGCAAGAAAATTACAGCTTTGCGGCTATCAGCAAACAATATGACGAAGCATTTAAAGAAATAATCTAATGTTAGAGTTTGTTCTTATAGGTTTCATATTACTATTAGCTACTGCACTATGTTTTGCAGGGTATTTTTTGTGGAAATTTGCAAAAATAATTATGGTATTTGAAGACGATTTAGATGATGCACTTGAAGGACTTTCAAGTGTAGAAAACTCTATTGCAAAAGTTTTAGACATGCAAATGTTTTTTGATAGCCCAGAAGTCAGGAAATCGGTACAGATCGTACTTGAAGATATTAAACTCTGCAAAGGAATTATGAATGGTATAATTCACAAATTCACTGCCCGTAGTAATCATAAATACATAACTACTTGGGAAGAAGAGCAGTTCACGGATATCCAAGCACAACAGCGTTTATCTATGCCACGCCTTCCTGGCCAGCCTCCTGGTACACCAAATCCATTGGAGGAATTACAACGTGAAGGTATGGTTTTAGATGTTAGACACTAAAACAGTAGAAGTAACAAATACACCAAAAATTACCAGAGTTCCAATTGGGGCTAGTGGAGTTAAATTAGACGAAGACGGAAACCCTATTAAGATAAGCAGGAAAAGAATAGGGCGCCCGCCAAATAGAAAAAAAATAGTAAGAAGAAAGCCTGGAACAAAATCCAACCAATATTTTACAATGCAAACACAGGATGCAATTGTCAGATATCAGGCATCTGAAACAGACGCAGCACGTGGGGTTATATATGTCAAAGAAATTCTCCCTGCGTTTGATGCTCTAGTCGAAAATCTAATAAATGTTTATGGGTTCAAAGTAATGCATGAAACAAAACAAGATTTAAAAATTGAATGTTTAGAGTTTCTATATACAGCGGTGCCGAAATTTGACGTAACGAAAGGCTCGAAAGCCTTTTCATATTTCAATGTTGTTGCAAAAAATTGGCTCACCATCAAATCTAAACAAAATTCTAAAAAGACAAAAAAGTACATAAGTTTGGATTACCAAGAAGGTCTCTCTGTGGGAGACATCGAAGCCATCGAACGCAATAACTTTATTCCAGGGTTTGATGATATAATGTCAAGTCGTGACATGAAACATTTATTGGGGTCGGTTGTGGGAGAGCTTGAACTTCGGGTCAAAACAGACAATGAAAAACACACATTGGAAGCCATCAACATTATTATAGAGAACTTGGATGACATTGACCTCCTATCGAAACGAGCCGTACTTTTGTATATAAGAGAAATAACGGCCTTAAATTCTAAACAATTGAGCATCGTACTCTCTAGTCTCAAGAAGCATTATAAAGAATTACGTAAAACAGATGGTTTTGGATATTGATCTTTTAAGATATTTGTTTTTGCAATACAAAGGACGATGCTATGAAAAAAGAATATCATGGACACTCCAACAAGTCTGGTATTTATAAAATAACAAATCAAATCAATAGAAAAATTTATATTGGGTCTACTAGTTGTTTTAAGACCAGGGCTAGTCAACATGCTTGGCGACTTAAAAGTGGGAAACACTGTAATAAACATCTACTTTCAAGTTTCAAGAAGTATGGAACCGATGCTTTTACATTTGAAGTAATTGAAGTTGTTGTCGGCTCGACGGAAGAACTTCGTATAATCGAAGAACAATATTTAAAAGAGCAAGTCACATTAGGAAATTGGAAAAACTGTTATAATGCTGTAACACATACTAGTAAAAAAGATAAAATTTATTGGTCATCTACTCCCGAGGAAACAAAAAAGAAAATTGGGAAAGCTTCAAAGCTAGCTTGGACAATAGAACGAAGGAAAAAGGCTTCAATTCGCTCTAAAAAAATGTGGGAATGTCCGGAATATAGAGAACACATGCGAAAAACAAGAACCGGCCAAACCCGAAGTGAAGAAACAAAAAGAAAATTATCTAAACAAAAACTTGGTGAAAAAAATCCGATGTGGGGCGGTGGTTTTTCAAAAGAGCATAGAGAAAAAATGAGTAAATCCCGTAAAGGAAAATCACTAGGACCGCATACAGAAGAAACTAAAAGAAAAATAAGCGACGCACACAAAGGGAAGAAACGAAGACCTTGTAGTGAAGAAACAAAAAAGAAAATTAGCTTAGCAAATAAAGGGAAAAAGCTTTCACAGAAAACTATTGAACGCTTAAAGGACATTAAAGCTAAAACATATAATATCGTTTTGATATCTCCAAATAATGAAGAATATATTTTAGTTAGAAATTCCGCTAAGTTTGCAGAGGAACACAATCTTCACAGAGTTGGATTAAATAAATTAATTAACAAAAAAATTAAATATCATAGAGGGTGGACTCTCAAACACTAGTTTTAGAATGTAGTTGCTATTTATACCAGTGACACAACGGAAAAAATATCGACATAACAATGAACTAAAATATGTCACTTCTCTAATTGAAGAAGAAGTTAAGAGCACACTATTAGAATTGTCTCCCGAGGCGCCCAAGGATGCAGAGTTTGGAGAATTTCTTTGGGCTGACCCAGAAGCCGGGATGAGAACAGACGATGCAATTGAAAAAGATACTTTGTCCGAACGAGAATTCCTTGACGCTCTAAAATACCACTATGATGGATTCCACAATAACGAAATCGGTAGCATAAATTTAGAGAAATTTATTACTGCAAAAACAGGCTTACAGTATATGAAGCAAAATAACATGTATTCAAAGTACATAAACCCACCAAGCCAAATGGTTTATAGGGGGCTTGTCGTAAGTCTTGAAAGCGCAGCAGCACTATTGGGAC